AACATTGAGGAAATTGAAAAAAATTTAAATGCTAGGGGCATTGATCTATCTAGAAGTAAAGCGGAGTTTGATCAGATTGCAAATGCAATTTACAATTCTTTAAGATTTAGCGCCGTTGCAGATAACAAAGAGGAAGCGGGATATCAAGTATCAAGAATACAAAATGACGCTGACGCAATTTATTTAGTTAAAACTTTTGGTAAGAGGCAAGAATATCTTTTCGGGATCCCTACTGGCTCGCCAATGGGGTTAACTGAATTTATAACTAGCAATTTATCTAGGGAAAAAATAAACTTAATAAACGATAATTATAAACGTAAAGGAATAAAATTTAGATTTTAATGAAAAATAAAAACTTACTTATTATTGGGGCCGTAATTGTTGCAGCGTTTTTTTTCTTTAAAAAGAAAAAAACTACTTCTATTTTACCACCCCCACCGCCACCGTCACCAATATTGCCACCAGTTGACAATAAATTTCCAATTGATATGCTACCTGATAGGACAAGTTATCCAGGCGGATTGACTGAAGGAATGAGAGTACTTGCAGATAATGGAAACGAGCAACAAATTTTACAAGATGGCAAAATATACGGTTTAACTTTAGCTCAATGGGCGGCAAGAGGTTATGACGCGCCTACTATTGTAAGTAGTAATATTTTAAATCAAATACCATACGGCGGGGTTTATAATTCAGGATTATAATGAAAAAAAATAAGATATATATAACAATAGCTTTATTATTATTAGGCGTTTATGCTTTTGCAAAAATGAAAAAGCCTAAAAGTCGGGTTATTGTTAGTGATCCCACAAATGTTAATGCTTATTCAGTACCAGGTACTACAATGTATGATTATAATTTGTCCACACCTTTATTCACATTTAGAACTGAAATAAAATTAGGTATTTTAGAAGAGGATCCCGATTTGCCATATACAAAAGTAACTTTTACGGCTAATAATACTGTTAAAACTGGATATATATATAATAACGACATAACTTTTAAATAATGAAAACAAGCGAATATATAATATACGGGGCAATAATTTATTTACTTTATAAAGTTTATAAAAATACCCAACCTGGAGGCAATATGGATCCTAATAATCTATTTAACAAAGCAAAGGCAATTAATTTGCCACCGTTTGCAATTGTAACGCCAACCTATTGGGATAAAAAACAAATTCAGCCAACACCAGCCGAAGTTTTAAGCCCTAGCCAATTAGCTTATTTTAAGTCTAAAAACAAAGCAATTTCAAAACAAATATATACTTGCTAATTATGACACATTATACACCCGTATTTATAGCGTATAACACGGCTCAATCAATTCCAACCGATTGTAATAGTATTATATTTATTAATTCTGGAACTACAACGGCGGTAATTGAAAATGTAACTTTAGGGCCATCACAAAGTTTTGTGATTGATGGTAACGAAAATGAATTTACAACGGTTACTCTACAAATTAATTTTACTGGCGCGGGCCAAAATAATTTGATAGTAGTAAAAAAAATATTTTAATATATGGGTTTTTCATATAATGTCAACGTACTTAATCAAAAAGGAAGTCCTGCAATTTATACGGATACTTTTGCAAATAGGCCTGCATTTGGATTTGCAGGAAGATTATTTATTTCAAATGATACGGCGGCAATATATGAAGATACTGGGACGGCGTGGGTATTAATAGCTAATGTAAGTAGCGGCGCGGGAACTTTACAACAAGTCACCACAAACGGCAATACGTCAAACGTTGGTATATCAGTAACGGCGGGCGGAGTAAGTACAAATAGCGCAACAATTACAAGTTTAACACAGGGATCAGTTCCATTTGTTGGTACGGCTGGATTAATTACACAAGATAATACCAATTTATTTTTTGATGATACTAATAACAGATTAGGTATTAATACAAATACGCCTTCTAATAATTTAGACGTTCACAGTACCGGAACAATTCCAATAATAGCTATAAATAACACGGCGGGCAACCAATCTTTAATAGGTTTTGCAAAAAATTCAACTGCAAAGTGGCGTATTGGTAATAGTTCAACAGATACTTTTGATGTTTTAAACGTTGGTACCGGTACAAATGCAATTTCAATAGATAGTTCAACTAATTTAGTTAGTTTAATTGGTGCTTTAAATGCTGCTGGAAGTATTACAAGTCAAGTAAATAATTCTAATTTTGGAACTTCTGCAAATGGACAAATACCTATTACAATACAATCAAATGCTACTGCTAGAGTTTTAAGATTAAAAAATTCTGCTGCTGGTTATTCAGATATAACAGTAGACGGTACCGCTTCAAGTTCAATTTTTGGAATTAATACTTTTTCAACAAATGACGCTTTTAAAATTATTGATAACGGAAATATTGGAATTGGTAACGCTTTACCTACAAGAAAATTAGATGTATCAGGAACGGGAAGATTTACGGGAATATTAAGATTAGAATCTTATTTAGAAGCGATGTCATCGCCTAGTACCTCTGCATGGATTATAGCTAGGGCGGTTGAAATTGTTGGCGGCGGTAATGATATGGTATTATATACCCAGTCAGGTTTAGCAATGCAATTTTGGACTAATGGAGTAAAAGCTGCTACTATTTCAACGGCTCAAAACTTTTTAATTGGATCAGCGGTTGACGATACAGTTAATAAATTGCAAGTAACGGGAAGTGGTACATTTTCAAGTTCTTTAAAAGTAGGTACTACAATTGGTATTGGAGTAGATCCAGATAGTGTTGTAGGACTTTTTATAAAATCAACGGGTACAACTTCAGCAACTTATGCAATATTAACACGCGATAGTTCAAATAATAATATTTTTGTTGTTAGAGATAATGGTGAAGTTACTATTTCAAATTTAGCTGGTACAGGATCAAGGGCAGTTTTGGCTAGTGCAACTGGTGTTTTATCGGCTCCCGTTTCTGATATATCAGTAAAAGAAAATATTGAGTCTTTAAAATATGGTTTAGATACCATAATGAAATTAAACCCCGTACAATTTAAATTTATAGAAGGATATAAAAATTACGGCGAAGGTTTACAAATTGGTGCAATTGCTCAAGAGGTTGAACAAATAATACCTGAAGCGGTTTTTAAAACGCCTTCAACTGGTTTAAAAGGTATTGATTACAACCAATTTAATGGTATATATATAAAAGCTATTCAAGATCAACAAAAAATTATTGATAGCCTTATAAAAAGAATTGAATTACTAGAAAATAAATAATTATGAAGCAAATACAACCTGTAATATTTCCGCTAAATTTAGGAACGGCAACAATTTTAAATTGTGTAGGATCAGATAATTTTAGTACAAGCGTTACAATATATTATTTATTGTTAACGGAAACAAATGCAACGTTACAAAGTGGCAATTTAAGTTTAGACGGTAATGATTATGAAAGTTTTAATACAAGCCCAGACGGTAACGAATTTATATATAATTGGACGGCGCAACAAATTGGCGTTACATTAATTTAATATGAATACTAATTTGGAAAATTTATTTTATATAGGATCATTTGCAGCTTCAATAATTTTTATTGGTTCATTTTATGGAACCACAAAAAAAAAATTATCAGAAATAGAGCTAGATATGAAAGAAATAAAATCAGATCGTATAGATATTATAGACAAATTAGCAAGGATTGAAACTAAATTAGATTATCTAAATAAAGAAAAATGAACAATTGGAAAACAACGCTGGGGGGGGTACTAGCTGCATCATCCGAAGTTATACCCGTAAGTACTGGAATTCAGGGCCTAATTAGGGCCATTGGTTTATTACTGCTAGGATGGGCCGCAAAGGATCACTCAAAGAGGTTAAATGACGCAGCAAAATAAAATAATTTTAATAATACTAGGTATTTTGGGTATAACTGCAATTACTAAGGCATCAGGATTGACCAAAGCTTTAAATTTTATAAAAAAAGCGGAAGGGGGATTATATCTAAAAGCTTACCAGGATAGCGGCGGCGTTTGGACTATTGGATACGGATCAACGTATGACTTTGATAAACAAAGGAAAGTGCAACAAGGCGATATTATAACGGCAGAGCAGGCCCAAAGATGGCTACAAATTACAACAAGTAAAGACGCGGCCGAAATTAAAAATTTGGTTAAGGTGCCATTAAATAACAACGAATTAAACTCGCTTATATCTTTTACTTACAATGTCGGGTTAGGGGCCTTTAAAGCTTCAAGCTTACTAAGGTTACTAAATAGCGGCGCTGATAAAAAGATTGTAGCGGACCAGTTCGATAGATGGGTATTTGATAATGGAGTAAAAGTAAAGGGGCTAATTAGTAGGCGGAATGCTGAAAAAAAGTTATTTTTGAGCTGATTTTGTAAATTAAGGATTTTCATAGATTTAATCGGGGTATTTCTATACTCCGATTTTTTTTTGTTAAAAATTAGGTTATATGAAAATAATTATATAATCTTTGTTAATCTATAATCTTAAAACTTAATTTACATGATCAAAGCAACTTTCCGTTTCTTTTATGGAAACGATGACAATCGTACATTGTATTCATATACAATTGAATTAAATTCCCTATTTTTTACAGCCGCTTTTGTTGAAAGTAACAATATTGTTACATTTTTGCAGACTGCTGGATGTGACATTTTAGACGTAAAAATAACTGAATGGCCTAATTAGGCCAATTTTTTTACTTTAAAATTTAAAATAATGGAATATACTGCCTACAAGGGTTATACAATTGTTTATAACCCAAAAACAAAAATTTTTGTAATTTATCCTTTTATCCAGGAATATAAAACTTTAAAAAGTGCAAAGGCCTGGATTGAGTATTTAATTAAATAATCCTTAAAAAAAAATTTATGAAAAGAGATTTAATACTATTTATTATACTAATCATTTTTGCTTTA